GAATCGACAGCGAGCGTGATCCGAGCATCGGAATGGCAATCATCCAGAAGTTGAAACAGCTGAGGGGGCAGCTATGACTCCACTCGAAGAAACGCTCCGTGGTCTCCTCATCGTCTACGAGCGTAAGCCACACACGAGGGCACGGCGGGAACAGCTCATGAACGTGGTCAAGAAGGTTCTCGATTACTTCATCCCACAGTTCGTGATATGACCAACGATCCAGTGGTACACATGATCGAGCAACTTATCAAGACTCGTGACGCGCAGATCACAGCCCTCGAGAATATTGAGAACATCCTCAAAGGGATGGACCTGCTCCGTGGCGAGACACGCTTTGCGGGGCTGAACCAAGAACGTATCCTTCAGCTTCTCAAGGAGAAACCGTGACCGACGCAGAGAGGATCAAGCGAATCGCGGTTGTACTGAAGAAGCACTTCACGAATCTCGATGTGATGAGAACACTAGACATCGCACAAGAGATCATCATGGAGCTTGATAAGTGAGACGCAGCTACACACCTCCGTCATCAGATGAACAGGCCATCTCTGACTTGGTGACAGAGCTATACATCAAAGTACGCGACCATGCTCACGGTGACACGGAAGCGAAAGAGGAAGCGAAGGCCATCTGTCGAAAGATACTGGCGAGGTTAGGATGAAAGCCAGCGAACTAAGATCACTGATCGAGGACATCCCGGATGACGAGGACATCGTTATCTACGACAGCAGCTACATCGGCTTCATCGAGATTGCTGACGTAGGAATCCAGGGTGGCAAGCGTGTGATCTACACAGGAGCTGAGATCGAGGAATGATCTGCTTCCTAAAGTGCCAGGTCTGTAGTTGGGAGGCGAAGTACAAAGCGGAGGCTGATCCCAGGCACACAGGGTATCTCTGTCCTCATTGTGGCAAGCCTCCAATCGTTCAGAAGGAGGTGGATGCTGATAATAGAGTGTTAGCATTACCTGTTGAACCGTTGCCGTTGCCTGATCTGGAACGGAAGCTCACTCCGCGTCAACTTGCGCGGGCTGGTTTTTAACCGCTAAAGATGAGGATGCTATGAAGATCGTGGATCGCATCAAAGCCGCGCTCGCATACGCCAAGTTCGAGAACCCCGACATTCAAGGGGCGCTCGACAGCGTGCTGAGCAATCACAAGACAGACCTGCACGATGTCGGATACGAGGAGTCAACCTCGACCGAGGCTGCGCTCGTCGAACTCGACAACATCCTGAACGAGATGGACAGCAATCGCGAGCGTCGTCGGGAGGACCTGAGCGAGAGCATCGCACGGTCACACGAGGAGCCGTCGGAGGAGAGCTGATGGACACAGCACAACTCCTCAAGATCGAAGGCTCGATAGCAGCTATCCTTTCTGGAGCTAAGGGTCTGCATCGAGCCGCAGGGAAACTCGCAGAGTCTTGCATAACAGATATCTACGAGGCCGTTGCAAAGTTCCGCCGTGAGATTGGGAGTGCTGAAGTCACTCCAACCGTTCAGCTAGAGAAGCCAGCGATAACGAAGAAGAAATCGAACGAAGAGAAAATAGCTGAACGCCAAGCGAGACTCGCGGCGGAGCGATCCGAGTTAATGAGTATGAGAGAGCCAGAGGTCGTAGAAGAATCACGCTCAAACATTCCTGAGCATATCATGCAGCGTGCGAAGGAAGAACTTGAGCAAATCAGGAGAGATCTCTACGGTGGCTGACAAAGTGTTCCCAACATTCTCGATCAAGGTTGACACGCCTGACGGGAGGATGTTCGTTCACATCCTAGAGAACGATGGTCTTCCTGTTCAGGTACTCATCAACATCGGGAAGTCAGGAACCAACCTCTCGGCTTGGGCGGATGCAGTCAGTAGGATGGTGTCACAAATGCTCAAGTATACGAGTATCTATGTCATCATCGAGGAGCTGAGTGGTATCACTTCATCACGATTCATTCGGCTCGCTCAAGGTGAAGTGATCCGCTCTGGACCTGAGGGTGTAGCATACGCGCTGGTGAAGTACCGCAATCGAAAGTACAAAGACAACAGACCGAAGGACAAACCAGGGAGAGCGAGTATCGAATGAAAATGGATGACTTCGTGAAGGCCGCTAAGTCGTACGCAGGTGACGATCACAGTGGCTGGTGGGCAGAAGAAGTAAGGCGTGGAAGCGCTGATGTGCTCGTCATCTACAAGAAGGAAGAGCCCAAGGGCACTATCGAAGTTGATTCCTATGAGGAAAAAGCCGCATGGGTAGCAGCCCTACAGGTCGTGAATTCGACATTGAAAAGGTGATGCATGAGGTAGATCAGCTCAGAGCCTCACCGCAGGAACGCGCCGTAAGAGTAATTGAGTTTCTACGACGTAACGGCAAATTCACGAACTGGGACCTGGTCTGCTTCTCTGTAGAGTACCTCGCAAGCATGTCAGGTACACTTGAGTGGCTGATGGAACCAGTGAAACATCTGGTGCGCCTCGTATATCTCGCGCACTACATCAGATTCGGAGACCACAAGTGGCTGGACAGTTCGGATGGACAACCAGGGAACGGGACGGACTCGTCTGGACCGCGCACATCTGGCCGCTAGACCTTTTCAGGAGGCACTTCAATGGCTTCGGAGAGTCTGATACAGAAGATTGGAAAGCGGCTGTCTACAAGTGGGGAGGCCCAAAGCCCTCCAGAATCGAACGAGTTGACATCTCCTACGACGCAGCCGCAGGAGCAGTCCTCGTTCTCTGGCGTGAACGCAGCGAAGGTACAGCAGTTCATCAACACAGCGAGCAGTGACATCGACTACTACATCGACTGGTGCGAGCATGAAATCGAAAAGCGTCTCGCTGACGTAGCAGTGCTGGAGGATACGCTTCTTCAACTCCAGAGACTCCGCCGTGGGCTACAGTAAGAATCTAGCGGTTCTCGAGCGTATGAAACCGTTACTGGATCAGATGCTCGCAGCCCAACGTGATCTGGCGTGGCCGACAGACAACGCGCACATGCTCGGATATAGACTCCGAGAGGCAATGAACATCGCCAAGCGCGGGAAAATAGAGCCGTATCAGAACTTGAAGGACAAGTTCGTGATTCGTAATAAAGGCGACAAAGTGTACGCTGAGTACAGACACCCCGAAACAATCGCAGCTTTGCGTGAGGTGCTCTCAAAGATGACGTTGGCTGACATCGAACAGCCGATGGAGATCGTTGGTGCAGCTATCTTACACAAGGCACAGGAGATGTACTTCCCGAGCGTAACGCTGACCGATGAAGACAAGCTCACGTTGTACCAGTGGACAAGCAAGAACGGGTACTACATGATCGTTGCCGAGGTTGGCGTAACACTTACTCGGGTGAATCCAGGAGATGTCGCGTGGGAGCCGTAGAGCTGGTGGAGCAGGAAATAGAACAGCCTCGTGTGTTCGTAGCCAACTTTGCAGGCCACGACTATACGAAGGCCAAGAAGTACGGTGAAGTAGTCTTTGTAACGAAGGGCTTTATCTCGTTTCAGGGACTAGATCGTCTCAAGTTCCAGATCGCTGAGCGTCTGCTGGACTCACGTCCAGAGGATTGGCTCGCGCTCTCTGGCACGAACATCATCAATGTGCTCGCTGGTATTCTTTGGTATCAGCGTCACGGCGTTGTGAAGATTCTCAACTTTGATAAGACCTCCCAGACGTATCGGGAATTGATTGTCACAGTTGACAACAACCAGAAGCTATTTGAAGTTCTGGATGGCTCAAGCTGAGGCTTGACAAACCGACGTGACTGGGTTATCTTTAGCAATGCCTTCTCTTGTAAGAAAGCACGTTGACCTATCAGAGGACAACGTCACCTGGTTCTATGACACATACGGTAACTCCAACAATAGGCCATCGCTGAGCTGGCTGTTGGATCTCTTACTCCAGAAGTTTCGTGATGCTCACGAGATGACACCAGAAGAACTAGCAATAATGGGCGCAGAGGCAATGAGGAAGATGATGCAAGAAGGCCCCACGGGGGAAGTCTGAGATGGGATGGGATTCCAGCTTAGACCCAACAACAGCTCCAACGAGTGTACTCATGTCAGCCACAGAGTATTGGAAAAAGATGACGCCAGAAGAACGGTCGGCTGAAATGAAGCGACGAATGGGAAAGAGATCACGAGGAGTTAAGAAAAGCGCAGCCAAGGTTAAGGCTGCAAACAAGTCAACCCGTGTAAAGGAGCACAAAGATGATGGCCGCGAGGAAAACTCGAATCACATCGCGTACCTCTTCGGGAAGGTCGAGACCATCATCGAGCACTACGCTTCCAGCGCGGGTGTACCTCGGGCCGCTCTTGCCAGTGGGGTGGGCAGGCTACTTCAAGGAAAAGAGGTGTGGTAAGTACTGGGGCTTGACAATCGAGTGCCCTACCTGCGGCTACACTCCGCCGCCCAAGCTTCTCGGAGCACAACGTTGGCGTAACCTCTGTGTTCACGAGGCGAAGCACAACAAGGTGAGGTTGGCCAGGTGAAGCATGATTCCTATATCGACATTCAAGAAGCTCGTGGATCGTTTCGAGAAAGCGGTCCGCGTCAGAGAATGTGCCCTTGCGGCAGGTCGGTTGGATCATGCCACCACGTTCGAGTACCGCCAGGCAAAGCGCGAGCTGATAGCGATGGGACAGCTTCTCATCACCGGCGAGAACCCAGATCGCGCAATGGAGCCAGCAAGCTCCTCCAAGAAATCCTCGCCAAGCCAAAGAATCCTAACTGGGACGGAGTCATTAGGTGAGCCCGTTACAAGAGGCCGTTGAGCTGACACACATCAGGCCTGTCCCGAAGCAGACCTTCATGAAGCGCTTCAAGCGGTATGAGCCTACCGTCTTGGATCACTCCTCTATCATCCTCGCGAAGGAATGTCTCCGCAAGTACTTCTATCGTGTCGTCCTCGGATTTGCTCCGCCGGTCGTTCCTCAGTATCTCGGCTTCGGCTCTGCTTATCACAAGTTCAGAGAGATTCTTGAGAAGGAGTTCATGAAGGGAACGGACGATCAGCAAAAGACCGAGGACTTCCAGATGACCTGTTTCCAGACAGCAATGGGAGCAGCGCTGAAACTCTGGACTGATAGGAAGATGAAAGATCCTATTGTCGGAGACAAGTGGGACTTCATGACGAAGACGCGACTGGCTCTGACATGTGGTACAGCGTTCAAGCATTGGCAAAGGGAAAAGCAGCAGGGTAGGATCGAAGTCATCGCAACAGAACAGAACATCGTCGTGCCACTCCCTGACGGTGAGCATGTCGGCGGCAAAGCTGACGAAATCGTTAGATGGAACGGAAAAGTCTGGGGACGCGACTTCAAAACGTCCTCGCAAGAACAGAACGAGTATTTCAAGCGGACGCTCGATCCAAACGATCAATTCACTGGCTACTCATTCATGGAGCAGGAACTCTGTGGTGAGCCAGTCCAGGGTCAGCTAGTGCAGGTGATGTATAACGCGAAGGGTACGAAGAAAGAGCCGCAGCGTGGGCCAGAGATTTTTCCGTACATGGCTACGCGAAGCTCGTGGCAGATCGAGAAGTGGGTCGAAGAGCGAATGCACTTCAATCTAATCCTCCAACTCTCTCGTGAACGCGATGTCTGGCCGCAGGAAGAGAAGAACTGTCGCTACTGCGCGTATCACAGTGTTTGTAAGGGCGCGACGGAGAACGCCCAGGCTGCGAAGTTGGAGGCGGAAATGGTTGTCTCGCCTTGGAACTTTCTGGAAAGGGATGCTGACACTGATGGCTGAACATAAACCAGTGCCGGGCGAAGACTACTTCCGAGGAGAAGAGGAAGAGTATTCGCCGCAAAGTACCACGTTCAAGATCGAAGAAGTTGGTGAACGATTCGAGGATGGTGGATGGGAAGTCCTCACCAGCGACGGCATCTGGGGTGTCGTATACTGGAGTGAAAGGCATAAGCTTTGGGTAACCGTACTAGAGAGGAGTCTTTGATGAAGCCTCGCAGTGTCATCATGGTAGCCTTCGCAACAGGCTCCATTACGATTCAATCAGCGAAGTCACCTGATGAACTTCGTGCACAGATGAACGAGCGCGATTTCGATGACAACGAAAACGCCATCGAGATCCGAATTAACTCCATCAGCGAAACGGAGGTGAAGTCGAATCCACGGGACACCGATCCAGCCTACATCCTCAAGAACGAGGAGATTCATTTTCGCAAGAAGGATGTAGTGTTCTGGAGTATCAGTGAGGCATTTGATCCACCACGAGTCAAGGCAGCAGGAGGAGGGCTGGTGAAAATATGAGTCATCACTTGAAGCCACCACTACACCAATGGTTCTGGACACCGTGGCCGAAGGTAGGCAACTACCATATCGTTGTCGGCGTATACGGTTCAAGCAATGATGCTGAAAGAGTATCAAACGATCTAAACAGACTCGGCAGCGTGGAGGTCCCAGATGACGACAGTGATGGGTCCAGGTGATCTGAAGAAGGCGCAGGATGCCGCTGGTTATGATCCTCTCAAGGACCCAGCTGCACCTGTAGTCTTCCAAACCTTGGACGAAATGAAGCCACATGAAAGCGTGACTCTGTTGCTCTACGGTGGCTCGGCAACAGGTAAGACATGGTTCGTAGCCACGGCAGGACCGCGAACGCTCATCATCAACATTGGTGATGGGCTGGCAACGATTCAGTCGCAGGTCGTCAAGAAGAAGTTCTATCAAGACGGTATGCCAATCGTCGCCACGATTCACGAGGAGCGTGACCCAACGACTGGTATGTTCCTCACAGCCACTGCGCTTGACCAGGTGATGCGGGCCATTGACTGGGCAATGGACAAGTTTCCAGATCGCTTTGACACCATCGCAGTGGACGACGCAACGCAGCTTCGATCTTTCGCAATGAACAAAGGGCTGGAGCTGAATCAAGACTTCGACCGATCCAAGACTCTGGAGAAGGCGAGGAAGGAAAAGAACTTCGGAGCGTTCGTTCCTGCGATTCAGGATTACGGTGCCGAGATGGACCTGATTGAATTGTTCATCGCGGAAACGATGACGCTTTGCAAGAAAGAAAAGAAACACTTTATCCTCACGGCTCACGAACGTCATACATACAAGCCTATGAAGGATATGAGTGGAAAGAAGATCGGGGAGGAACTTGACAAGATCCGTCCTGGGTTCACTGGTAAGACGTTCCCAGATGACATCACCAACTACTTCGATCTGGTTTGGCGCATGGAAGCTTTGCAGACAGGTCAGGGTCCGGTTCACCGTGCGCAGACAGCAGACTCGAAGGGTATCAAGGCGAAGTCGCGGTATCCCGGTGTGTTCTCAGCGCTGGAGACTTATCCTAACTTTCTCTCCATCGTGGAACGCATCAAGAAGTCTCACGTCGCAGCATAGGAGGTTCGAAGTATGGGACGCTATACGCATGATCCGACATCAGTTGTTGCTGCAATCCCCATCTTCCCCAAAGACGACTACGAGTTGAAGATCGGGAAGCCCAAGCCGTTCGAGAGAACTGCTCGGAAGGGCCATCAGTCGTATGGCATTCGCTTCCCGATGACCGCAGTTGGCGGGATGATGGATGGGAAGAGGACCGTGTTCACCATCTACTTGCACTCGGAAGGTGCGCAGCAGATGGCGAAGCGCTTTCAGATGGCCGTGTACGGTCTGAAAGTCAACGAGAGGAACGAGAAGGAGTTCGACCAGTGGGCTCACGACAAGGACTGGACCTACGATCCCGAGAGTGGTGAACTCGGTGAGGCCTGGGCCGAATACGAGGGCAAGCACGTCATGGTTGATCTCGACATCGACCTCGCTCGTGACGAAGTGGGCCAGCCTCTGAAGGACGCCGAGGGCAACGAGACTCAGCAGCAGACGTGGGGAACGTGGAGGCCTGTCGCAGCAGTCGAAGCGGCAGTCTGAAGAACGGGATGGGTGCAATGGAAGTCAAGGTTATAGACCAGATTGCACCCATACCCACTGTTGAGTTGTGGCGTCGGAGGATGGTGCGCTGGCGCAAAATGTATCCTGATCCGTCACGGATTCGGGGAAAGTATGAGCCTGCACAAATACGTGCAACTCCGCTCAAATGTGCTAAGTGCGGAGGTGATGGAAACGTTACACGTCACCACAAGGGGCATGAGTATTTTTTCGCTTGCATCATGGAGGAATGGTATGCCGCAAGGTATATTCGGTTCCTCAAAGAAGATGTCGTGCCACTATGCCATGATAAGTGTCACATCAAGATACACACCATCTACCAGCCCATCATCGAAGAAGCTCGTGCGTATATCCGAGCTTGCATTGAACGTGTCGAGTACGATGCTGACGGCATTTCGATTTTCCGCTGGAAACACAAGCCTGATTTTCGTGTCCTAGAATCGTTTAGAAAGCGACTGATCTCCAAGTGTAACTCCTGGCTAGCGCGGAAACGGAAGCGCCGCAAACGTTTTTAGCTGCTAAAGACGAGATGACAGTCATCAAATGTCCGGACGACGCAAGTTACTTCTGCATCTTAGAATACGATGGCCGAAGGTGGATCATGCCTCAGCCGCATCGCATCTACCACCGTACATCTCTGCTTAATCACGAGTTCGTGAGGTTCGTTCTTGACAAACATTTTCCGTGGCTAGGAACTAAAGAAAAGCATTACCCCTGGATCGGAGTGTGAAATCCCATGCTTCAAATGATTGGCACGAAACTCGCAGTCATCCCGCTCTTCGATCCCGATAAGACGCCGAGCGGATTGCTCTACATCCCAGAAGTAGCCAAAGAGCGATGTGATCAAGGCATCGTAAAGTACGTCGGCCCTGATTGCAAGCTGGTAAAGCCTGGAGATTACGTCATGTTCTCGGGCTATACTGGCACAGCACTCAAGTTCGAGGAAGAAGGAACCTTGATCTTATTCCACGAAGAGTTCGTCGTGGCGAAGATCGAAGGGCAAGTGATCGACGAGACTGAGGTACCTGGACTCTTCTTCGAAGGTGTACGCAAGCGCGGCCATCGTACATTCTTCCCTGCAACAGTCGAGTTCGCGCTCACTCTGATTGCCAAAGCGCTGGAAGAGGCGCCGTGGCGTCGAGACCTGAAGAGCACGGAGATGCTGGATCACAGGCCAAAGGAGGCCGCTTCGAGGAGGTAGTGATGGAACTGAACGACCGTGAGCAGAGAATCATCAAGTCATTCACCTACAACAAGTCAGGACCGGAGGACTACGATAAGTACGTGATCGTGGGAGCGAAGCTCGAAGAGGCCGCGCTCACTATCATCGAGAACGCACCAGACTGCGCCGACAGAACGACAGCACTCCGCTGCCTGCGTGAGGCGCGCATGTGGGCAAACGCAGCAATCAACCTGAAGGCACTCATCTGATGGGATCAACATTCCAGGGGAAGCACAGACACATCGCGGTCGCAGAAGTAGTGGTAGAAGCGCTGAAGGTTTTCGACAAGGTCGAGGGCCATCCTTCTCGTGGCTGGAAGGACATGCCCATCGGCGAGAAGCTGGAAGCCGAGGTCGAGATCAAGGACATCGAGGAGAAGCTGCCAGAGGTCGAGACTCCGAAAACTCTCCGCGATGCTGTGAAGCTAGGCCTCATCTACACCCTTCTTCATGATCGCCCCACACTGGAGTCCTCGCTGCCAGCAAGCGATGCTGGAGGCGATACTCAATCGTCTCAACCGAACGTGATCGACGTGCAGTCTGAAGCTGAGGCCATTGAAGCTGGAACCGAACCCAAGGGAACGACAATCAAGTGAACACAGTACATTTCAGTAAGGTCGAGATTCGCGAGCGGCTTCGTGAAGACATTGGCGAGGAAGAACTCGAATGGCTCATGAAGTCACTCGTGGCTCTCGGTCAGCTGCAGCCCATCGTCCTTCAGCAAGAGGATGGAAAGTATATCCTTCGCGCTGGTGAAAGAAGGCTCCGTGCAGTCGAGAGACTTGCTAAGGAGAATCTTGCTCCGAAAGGGCATGAAGTCGGGCATCTCTCCTTCTCGATCATTGGGCATCTCCCGCAGCACGTCCAGCTCATGGTCGAATTTGATGAAAACGAAAAACGCAAAGACTTCACATACGTCGAAAAGGCACGCTTCATCCGCAAGTTCCACGAAGAAATGGAGAGACAGTCAATTGCTGCAGGTGGAAAGTGGACTGCAGAACTTACGGCTGCATCTCTTCGTCTCTCACCAGCGTCTATCTCTCATTACCTCCGAATTGAAGAAGCTATTAAAACAGACCCTGGAGTTGCAAAAGCAACTACGCTCTCTTCGGCTGTTAAAAGGATGAAGGTAGCAGAGAAGCTTCGCGCACGCCATGTGGAGGTAAGAGACAATGCAGCAGAAGCGTATAGTCGAGCTGCTGATATTGCCAAGATGGGTGACGCCCTCGACCTTATCAGAGCCATTCCATCCAACTCTGTTGACCTCGTTAACTTTGACCCTCCCTGGGGAGATGACACAGGTCATAAGAGTAACGACAACTGGGAAGGCTTCGACGATGATACTGAAAGTTCTGACCGCATTATTAACGGTCTGCTTCCAGAGTTATGTCGCGTGCTACGAGATGATAGATTTCTCATCTTCTGGTATCGAGCCTGGGCGTATGGAGACATGGTTGGGAGACTCTCAGCCGCCGGCTTCTCATTGAAGTTTGGGCGTACACCATGTATCTGGTTCAAACCTGATAAGGTGTCAGACCAGAACAGATTCCCGGAGAAGCAGCTGATTGACGCATACGAGACATTCATGATCGTGCGGAAAGGTGATCCAGTTCTGCACGAGCAAGGACGACCCAATGTCTTCTGTTACAACCGCGTACCCGTGGCTGCGCTTATCCATCCCACTGAGAAGCCCATTGATCTTTGCGAGGCTCTCATCAAGCTGCTTACAGTCCCAGGTGAGCTGGTTCTTGATCCAACAGCTGGCTCGATGGCAATACTCCATGCCGCCCTACGTCAGAATAGGCGAGCCCTTGGATTCGAGCTTAATGAAACGAGTCATCAGCGAGGACTTACTCGTCTGGGCGAGTACCTTAAGACACTTCACCAAGTAGAGATACTGAAATGACTCCCAACGAACAGCGTGAGTGGGCTGCTAGTAAATTGAAGGGCGAAATTCCTCCATCGAGAATCGAGTTTGCATTAGTTCTCGCAGAACTGACAAACATCAAGCCAGATGATACACTGAAAATCGTAACCGACATTCGTGAGCGCGTACAAGAAGCATTCAGAGCATTGAAGTGATATGGCTAAGCTGAGCATAGAGCTTAACGGCTTCGCATTTGATGTCAGGAATCCTGATGAAGCCGTTGTAATAATTTCCGAACCAACGATGGGACGCGAGTTAGGTAGCAGTATCTCGGTTCCACTGAAGGTGCTTCGTCAAGCAATGGATCAAATCAATAAAGGTTGGAAAGGTTCTCGCAAGTGACTACCGGCATCGGCACCAAGCGCGTACCAAACGAGGGTCCACTGGATGCTCGAATCTATTGCGTTGGTGAGGGACCGGGTGCAGATGAGGTTATTGAAGGACGGCCGTTTATTGGTGCGTCTGGCAGTAAGCTTAGAGCTGTCCTTGGAAACAACGGAGTTAGTGAAGATTCCGTTCGATTCTGCAATCTGGTCCAACATCGTCCGCCGAACAACGTCTTCGCAGCGGTCCTCCGTAGTAGTGAGCTGGCAGCCGGAGTCGAGGAGCTTGCTAGTGACATTAGAAAGTTTCGTCCTAATGTCGTCGCCGCGCTTGGAGCTTGGCCCCTTTATTTCCTCACTGGTAAGCGGGGAAAGAAAGCTGCTGGAACAGGAATTGGAAAGTGGAGAGGATCTATTCTCCCATGTACTCTCCCAGGATGCGAAGGAGTAAAGGTAATTGCCTCCTATCACCCTGCTTTTATCATCAGGCAGCCAACAGCGTATCCTATATTCGACACCGACATTAAGCGTATTGTTTCTGATTCAAGCTTTGCCGAACTCCGGCTTCCTGTTCGCAACGTCATTATCGATCCTAGAGGTGAAGAACTCGAGTCTTGGGTTCAACGGCTTTGCGAAGCTGAGTATCTTGCCTGTGATATTGAGACTATTAAGAAGTCGGCCCGCATCCTCTGTCACGGCTTCAGCCCTGATCCTCTTACGTCTGTTGTCTTTCCGCACTCACCAGGAGACTTTTCTCGCTTCAGTGCCGTTGACGCGATATATCGCAGCAGAGCACAGAAAATCTTCCATAATGGAGGGACTTTCGACATACCCATCCTAGAAGCAAACGACTTCGTTATAGAGAACTTCTTCTGGGATACGATGGCTTGTCAACATGTGATGTGGGCGGAGTTGCCTAAGAGTCTGGAATATCTCTGCTCCGTCTACACTAGACAACCTTACTATAAGACGGCCGGTCGAGCTGAGATTCCAGAGGACGCGAAGGGATGGAGTGAGAAGTTCGAGAAGAAAGAACTCTACATCTACAACGGCACCGATACTGGTGTGACGTACGAAGTGTTCGAGAATCAAGTGAGGGAGATGGCAGAAGGTCCAAAGGACTGGATGAAAGTGTTCAGGTTCGAAATGTCACAATATGCTCCAGCCGCACGAATCAGCAACGCAGGAATGCTCATAGACCTGGAGCGTCGCGCGATGCTGAAGCGAGCACTGGAGATAAAGTGGGCAATCAATCAGTTCGTACTGGATAGATTGACTGGTTACAAGACCAATGTCAACTCTCCAAAAGTAATAGCCAAGATACTCTATGACAAGGACAAGTTCGGACTTCCACCACGCACGAGCCACAAGACTGGAGAGGTAACGACAGATGAAGATGCTATCGTATCCCTCATCGCCTTTACCAAAGACAGACTTTCTAAGCTCAAGCCAGGTGGAAACGCCGTCGAGTTCTGGAGAGTCAGGTACGAAGCTCTCAAGACAATCCTTGTCATCCGCGGAGTTAGAAAGTTGTTGTCTTCTTACATCAATGTTCCAATCAGTTCAGATGGGAGACTCCGCGCTACATATAAGCCTGTTGGTCCTGAGACGGGACGGTGGGCTTGCGCCATGTACTTTGATGGTACAGGAGCTAATGCGCAGACGTTTCCTCGGGAGGTGTTTGAACTTAAGAATTACGAGGATAATGAACTCATGAAGTCTGTTCTACCATACATTCTCGAATGCGAAAAGGAGGATCTCGAATTGGAGGTAGATGAAGAGAAGGAGACAGAAGAAGCGGTAGCAGTATAACCTCGACAAAAAAGAGGTGCAAAATGTCTCGTAAAATCTGGCTGTGGGCCTTGATTGGCTTGCTGCTAACCAGCACAATGATGCCACCAAGGAGCAATGCACAGGGTCGCTACTACGGAGGTGACCCAGAATGTTTCCTCGGGCCGTTTGGAATCGCCATCGGGCTCGCTGGGTTGGCTGGCTCCGGTGTCGGGTTCGTCGGTGCGGTCGCTGGATTCTTCGGACTCACAGCGTGGTGGTGGAGAACGGTGGCCGTATGCCGTCGATAAACGAACTGGTCGCGACCTGGGCATTACCTGTCGGAGGCGCCGTGGTATTGCTCGGCCTGATCTACGAGTTGCGCCGTCGCCGTCGGCGTGAGCGATAATAAGAAAATGCCTGAGCGAACGAAGGGGATCGAGAAGATACCAATTCGTAGCATGGTCATCGCACCGCCTGGCAAGCGGCTTGTACTCTTCGACCTCGCTCAGGCAGAAAGTTGGGTCGTCGCATATCTTGCTAATGAGCAGAACATGAAGCAAGCTCTGCATTTCGGCGACCTTCACAAGCAGACGGCCAAGGAAGCTCTCTTCAAGTATTCCGACGACAAATGGGATGGGATGCCCAAAAATGACCAAAAGACTGCCAGATACGTCGGAAAGCGATACAATCACGCAACAGCATATCGCATGGGTCCTGGAAGAGCTTGCGAAGTCATTAACAAGGATTCCGACAAACCTCCATTTGTTACAGTTACTCATGCGGAGTCGAAGGTCTTTTACCAAGCATGGCACGACTACTATGATATACAAGGCTGGTGGCGTGAAATTGAGTATCAGCTCTCGCAAACACATACTCTCCGCACGCCTTATGGTCGAATTAGATATTTCTTCGCACCCTGGGGAAACGAACTCTTCAAAGAAGCCACAGCCCATGTCCCACAGTCAACGGTAGCGGATCACCTGAACGGCGCCGTGCAAGATGAAGTAGGAGTCGAAGGAGGATTGATCGTAGTCGATAAGCAGTTTGTGCAAACTGGAATTATCAGCATCATCAATCAGTCCCACGACAGTATCCTGTTCGAGGTCGATGACGCAATCACAGCTGAGATCTGCGAACAGGTTCACAGACTTCTACTCCGTCCAATGGTCATCAACGATGAAGAATTTACTATCCCCGTTGACTGTGAAATTGGCGTCCGCTGGGGCGAGCTTGAAGAACAACATCGTGAAGTGGGCTCGTACGATATCAAGTTCGCGGCTTAAGCCTTGGTTCTGGCGCACACGAGAGATGCAGGGAACAGTCATTCCGTTTCCATTCGGTTACGCATGGCATGACTGGGATCGAGATGCGTTGCTGTTCATCTGGATTCCATTCAACAAGCTCTTTGCATGGTGGAAACAGTTTGAGCTGTGGATACGTTTTGGCCGATGGGATGATGTAGTTCAACAAGCGTATCGCGCTGGTTACAATAAAGGACGTGATGATTATGATAGACGCGAAGCCGAGTGGAGCCGCTTTGTGAAAGCTAATAAGCCTTGACTTCCTCCGTGGAAAGTGTTATATTACCATGCGAATTTTCGTGTCAGGTCCTATGACGAGTGGACCATCATATGAACGGAACCTGCGTCGTGCTTATGATGCTGCTGGCATCTTGTTAAAGTGCGAACAGCTTCCGTTTGTTCCACACCTGTACACTCATATCGACATCATCCACCCACAGACTTACGAGCAGTGGATGATGGTAACTCAGGGGTTCATTACCGCGTGTCACGCACTCTATAGGATTCCAGGTGAATCCAGCGGCGCAGATCGTGAAGTCGAATACGCGCTCCAACACCACATCATCGTGTATCACAGTATGAAAGCCTTACTCACCTGGGCAAATGTCGAACCAAAGAAAGTGCGACAACTGGCTGCTGACATTCAGAGACTGGAGTCTCCCGAGGTCAGAAGCGCCGGAATCATATCATCTGTGGGCGGGACTCTTCACCATGGCGTCAGTGTTGAAACGCCGAGTGAGGGTGCCTAAGAAACTACTTGGTGGTTGGGAAGTGAGTCCTACGCTATACATAGTTTTCGTTGGTCCTCCCGGCGGCCCTCGAAAGTCAACGTCTGCGAACTACAGTGAAGATCTGCTCAGTGAAATTCCAGTCGTAGAACGGGTCGCAACTTCAATCACTAAAGAAAATTTGTTGAAGAAACTCTCAGAGATTGATGACTCCTCTCTGAGCATCTTTTCGAGCGAATTCGCGATGTTCATACAAAAAAGCGGATTCGATATGTACGATGTACTCACGCATCTTTTCGATGCCAATAGGGATGTCTCGGTGGAAACCCTTGGCCGCGGGTTGGATTTTGCTGAGAAGCCCTGTGTTAATCTTTTGGCCTGTACTACCCCTGACTGGATCTCGAATAATATGCCGGAGCATGTCATCGGGGGAGGATTTGCGTCTCGTGTTATCTTCGTGTTTGAGGAAGAAGTGCGTCGTCGCCAGCTCTATTATAACAAGCTGGGACTTGACTACGAGCGTATGAAGCAAATGCGTCTCGATCTGATTGACGATCTACTTCACCTAGCGAAGGATGTGGCAGGAGACTTCGAGATTGAATCTTCTGAAACAGAGGAATACATGGAGGCGTGGTATCGGGAAGTCGCTAGAAAGGCAGGTTCGATTGGTGAGAATTACAGAATGCGCGGATACATGGAGCGCAAACCAGCTCACGTCCACAAGCTCGCAATGCTACTCCATCTTGCTTACTCTGATGAGCTTGTGCTTACTAAGGATGATTTCGATGGAGCTATCGCTATCTTGGACGATCTCGAACAGAAGATGCCACGGACGTTCTCGAATATCGGCAAGAACCCTTACGCCGTAGACATGAACAGGATGTTGGAATGGATTGCGCGGCGGAGAGAAGTGACGAAGCGAGACCTCAAAGCAAACTTTTATCAATCAGCTGATCCAAGAAAGCTTGAAGAGTTGATTCAAGGGTTGATTGATATGGGGAAAATCAAGATGTACGTGGACGAAGAAGATCCCTACAACCAAGGGAAAACAAAACTTGTTTACTCCTTTCCAAAAGCTGCGTCTACTCAGTCTGGCGAATCCCGAAGCTCCTGAAAAAGGCACCGACAGGATCGCCACCGTTTATCATGATGTCAGCACCCTCATAAATATCACGGATCAGATATGACCCAGGAACAGTCAGCATCGGAGCCTTCAAGAGCTGAGCTTTCGCTTCAGCCTGCTGCTTATCGGAGCCCGACAGATATTGTTGTCCCGTTCCTATTAGACCTGCTGCAGGACCTCCGCGAAAACCAAGCGCGCCGGGAACAAGATACCACGACGATAGATTTAGACCCAGCGCGGCTGAAGCAAGTGCTAGACTTGATTGGGTCATTGCAAATCTCGTCATCACGCCAGCTCGTTCTCGCGCAGTTCCTCTACTCGCAAGACGCATTAGCTGCGAGCGTGCCCATACAGGCCAGGACCCAAATTGTCCTAATATGCGTCCTGTATTTGTTCCCCAGCCCAGGGGATGATTTGCTAGGCCAAATACAGAAACTGTCTCGTATGATGTGGCCTTTCCTAGGAAATCAGCCGCTTCCCTGAAACGCCCCTCCCTAACTAGCTGATCGAAGAACTGCTGAACTGGTGGATCGTAGGAGTTCATGAACAGTTTATCGTAAGCCTTAACTTTCGCGGCGTCACCTGCTCCATACGATCCTCCCTCCATCTTACCAATCTCCTTCAAGGCACGAGTATACGTCTCTAAGTACACTGCGGAGTGTGCCCACTGGTAGATCGTGTGCTGTAGCCCCCACTTGATTCCTGCCTCACCCGTTTTCTGAATGAACTCACGAACTGGCTGCGTCCGTCCTGAAATCGAGTTAGCAAGACGTTCCTGTGGAGTTACGATGTTAATGGCTCCCATCGTTGGTATCTGACCTTCTCTCGTAAGCGCAGCACCTGTACTTTCTCCAGGCACAACTTCCTTGATGATCTTCGCAGCTTTCAGATCGTCCGGCGTTACTCTCGCCATTTGTGTGAGCATGGCTGCTGTCCGACGCTCACCGAACCGCGAGTAATACAAGGAAATAAGATTATGAAAATCTCTGATTCCTTGCATCGGACGGAAGCCAATGGTCGCAGATGACGTGAGAGACAAGAACGTGTTAACTAGATCTCTTCTCGTGTCCACAGAACTCTTGACCCCGAGCCGTTCGAGCATTCCATTGAGTGTCTTCTGCGCCCACTTGGATGTATCGTGTGGCACTCCACGAAGCTGATCAATGTAATCATTGACGATGATCTTGCGAATCATCTCACGCTCAGGCAGGCGCGCAGTAGCTTCGTTTACATAATCGTATGCTTTCTCAAGTGCCTGTTTGGTGTACAGATTGTTATAGCCAGAATTCGTGTAGCGAACTGCTACATTGATCGGATCACGATCGAACTCGTCCATTTCTCCGGTTCGCAATAGCTCTGATGTGAAAACCGGCGCATTATCCCGACCTACAAAGATCACATCATCCTTGTAGATTCGGAGGTGTGGCATATAACCCTGAAGCTGTTGCTCCTCAGGAATGTTGAACTTCGGTGCAATTTGCTTATAGTATGACTTCAGCTCGTCGTACACCTTTCTCTGTTGAGGCGTGAACTTCTCGCGCTGCATGTACGCTTCAGGCTCTAGCGTTCCACCAGCAATCGCGTCCGCGAGTCTGACGATGCCATAGATAGAAAGCTCACCAGGCTTATTAATCGCTAAGACGCGACCGAGAACACGAGCAGCTTCAAGATGATTCTCGTCCATGTTCAAGTTGACTTGCAGTCTCTTAACTGCTTCGTCAACTCGTGGACCAGTATCTCCCATCCGACGCTCGAGATTCTTGAGACCGCGATAGTAAGCAAACGCTTTCTTCACGTCAATCTGATGATCAGCAAACCAACGTGCGCCAGCAATCTCTTTGTCTGTGAATCCACGCTTGAATAGTCCAGTTCCAGCCTTCACCATCTCTTCAGCTGATCGCGTTTCGAGAGCAGAAGTAATGGCATCGTACTGGTCAGGCTTCAATCCTTTTGCGAGCCGCGAAATCCCAGCGATGCGCCGCATATCCTCGTGCATGAAAGCATACTTGCGACGGAACGCTTCCTGTAGAGGATGCCAGACTTGCGAATTGAACTGCGTACCTAGCTGAGAGTCAAGCGCGATCATCACCTCTCGCGGTTTAGTAACCAGTCTTCCCGGTAGAGTGGTATTGAACCAGTGACGAAACTGCGCAAGTGGACCATCTTTCTGGTAATTGAAGGTCGAGGTGTGAGGACCATTGGGATCAGGCTGGGGAGCAATCAGTCCCTTAGCCACACCAGGAGGCACACCGTTGTCACCGATCAAGTCAGTGCCCATCGCTTGATCAGCTGTGTTAACGAAATTCTTGGCTTCCTCCGAAGTTAGGAAGTGTCCGAGTTGCGTTCCAGTCTGCGCATCTCTGACAAAAATAGAGCCGTTCGCTCTCTCGACATACATACCGTTTGTGGTTGCCAGTTGAGAGAGTTCACCGGCGAGTTCTTTAGGATAGCTGCGAGCCTCTGCAACCATGCCCTCGTAAGCAATACGTTCGTTCGGTGATAGTGACTGATTCCTAAGTTCTTCTCCGTAGCGATCACCGAGAAACTTGAAGAGTCCTGGGAGGTTCTCTGGCTGTTCATGTTTCGTGCTCGCATATTCCTCGACCAACTGTCGAAAAGTTCTGTTGACTGGACCATCAGCACCTTCAGGAGTTCGCAGACGAATGAACTTCCTGAAGTCCTCATACAGTCCTCTCTTAACATCTTCCTTCGTAATCTCAAAGGGATTCGCCATCACATCGAAGCCGCGACGAAGATGATCGAGTCCTACCTCGACTTCTGCGCCGTGTGCGTCCTTGATGATATGTCCTTCGAGATTACCCTTGGAGCTTAGAACCGGACGTTCGTATGTATACTCGTTTCCGAGGAAATGGACTGGTTGTTCTGGTAGGAAGCCAGATACCTCAAAGAACGCCTTTGACTGTAGATCGGTGGGCGGATTCACCATGATGTCATACAGACCATCAGAGCGTTTATGCGTGATGAAGTCGCCGTGCTCAGCTTCTGCCAACGCCATTGTTCTAATACGATCAGTCGTCAGAGCTGGAATGACGGCACCCTCATTCAAATTTCTGGCTGTGCGAATCGCAGCAGTAGCCAAGTCTTTACTCGTCGCCATGTTGTAGAATGATTCGTTTGCTCTTCTTATATTCACTCCTTCTGTGTATTGATTCTGTCTAATCAGTGATAAATCCTGAGCCTGAGCTGCTGCATCAGCGATCGGACCAAGGCTAGTCTTATTGGCTCCCTTGATTGCCTCGAAAGCTAACCCAGCGGGAATCGCCATCAGAGCATATGAGGCAGCTAGATCACGGCGCTCCTTGTTATCAGTACCTGAGAGGAATCCCATGACAGCACCACCAGCGGCACCCTCATGAATACCAGTAACTACTTTCCCAAGCACTGTGTTCTCTACTTGCACAGCGCGAGGAAGCGTGGTACGGAGAATATTCAGCTCCGCGTCGGTCATCGTCTCTCGTGCTCCAGCACGGAGAAACTCACGACCAACTCGCATCTCCGCCGAGATCCTGCCCATTGCACCGCCAACGAGTAGACCTGCGACGTTAGCAACAGTCTCCCTCGTGTACTGCTCTTTCTCCTCCGGAAGTAGGAAACCTCCTGGCGTAGTCTTATCCATAACCAACGAGACAGGTTGCGCCACGAGGTTATAGAAGAAGTGTGGAATCCCTAAGACTAAGCTCTTCGCAGTCTCAATCGGATGCGCAGCTGGAGCACCGACACCGAAGCCTGAATCATCTGACTGATCGAATTCAACTAAGCTCCTATTCGTGAACAAGCGCATGTTAAGGAGCTTGCCTTGGATGCGATCCTTCCAGTCTTCTGAGATAGGACTGATCGTAGAGCGCGTCGCCAGCTCTTGAGCGCGTATCTGCTCCGCCGACCCCTGATACTCCCCACGCTTGCGTTCGAGATATTGACGACGTGATTCCCCAGGTAGAATGTCACGTTGAGGACCCTCCGGCAATGGTTCCAGCGGTGCTGGTCTAGCTTCAGGAACCGCCTTTGTTTCATCCGCCGTGAACTGAGCAACACCGCCAAACGATGGAAGTTGTGTTGGTTCACCCATGCTTCCAATCAATTTATTGGCGGTCGTATGTGCTACAGATCCACCGAACAGATCATCGTCAGAGACGGGAGATTGATTAGTTGGAATCTCGGGTTTAGCCGTTAAAGAAGAGGTACCCGAGGGTCCGAAGAGATCATCATCGGAAACGGGAGATTGTGGATCGCGAGGATCTTGCATTACTCCTCCTCTTCGCTCGTGCTGTCAGGCCCTTGTGCTTCAATGTAGTCTGTAAGTCCAGCACCTTGCAAGGTTCTGGTAGTGGTCGATCCGTCTCCACCACGAGCCCGTTCTGCCGTATACATCCGAGTTGCTTCCGCCTCCTTTGCATCATCAGAGAGTGAATTCAACCATGCTCCTTTCTGACGCATCACAGGAGTTAACTGACTGTCAGCCACAGCACGTCCATCCTGCGTAAACGGATTCGGTGTGCTCGACAACAGCACACTCGGATCTGGTGTGATGTTACCTTGTTTATCCTGGAACAAGATGCGAGTCTTGTGGTATGGCGGCAATTCCCAAGCCCAACCAGGACCCTGAGCAACTGCGGTCCATGTAGTATCACCACTTTCCTTGAGCGCCGCGTTAATGTCAGCAGCAGCTTTCTGCGCGTTCTCGGGACGAACCTTAACGTCCTTTTTGGGATTGTTCACAGCATCTAGAACAGGGGAGATAGTTCTCCAAAGCCGTTGTTTACGCTGGATGCCTTTGTCAGCTCCAGTGTCTTTCAAGAACTGTTCAGCTTGCTTCATGTCCTCGTCAGACGGGGGTGGACCACCCTCGTACTGCTCGCCCCAGAGCTTCTGGTAGAAAGCAGAGAAGGGAACAGAGCCACCGGAAAGACGAGTGAGATCGGAAGCAACACCGAAACGTGCGCGTGCCTGCCAGTCGTCTAGCTTCTTACCAGCTCTGAGCAAACGCATTCTCATCTCTTCTTCTTTATTCTGTGCAATCATGTGCAGCGCGAACTTCGTTCCAGCCTCTGTCTCTGGATTCACGACACCACCAGAGAGGTCAGCAATGCTGATCGTACCAGCCACGACCTTATCAGCAAGCGAAGTAGGTGTCTCGTTCTTTAGCGTCGCGCCACGTTTGAAGGCTGCGAGTTGTGCTGTCTCCTCAGCTGCTTTGATGCCGGTTGGAAGGCCAAGTTTCTCTCTGACTGCACGTTGAAAAGCAACGGGGTCTTTTTGGAGAAGATCTACACCACCAGTACTCATCCACTTGGCGAGAGTATCAGTGGCTACTTGACCTTCCGTCAATCCTGTCGCTTCACGCGAGACAGCTTCGCGGCGCGCTGCTCCTGGCTTCGTGAGAGCTTCCTCGGTTCCAGGCTGAAGCACACGCTCCTTCATACCAGCAATGGACTCCTGCATTCCGGACAGCAGATCCGTTGCACGCTCGTTAAAGCCAAACGCCTTCAGCGTTCCTGGGTTGGCCTTCTCGACATCGACCATCTTCTGCATCAGCTCAGGCTTCTGCAAGAAGAGTAGCTTTGCCTGCTGATTAAACTGCGCGTTTGGCTGAATCAGGTTTCCGATGGCAGATGCAAGCTTGCCAAGGTCCTCTCCTACGTCGCCGCCAACGAATGGAATAGTCATCGTCAAGCTCCGATGTAACCGGCGAGAGATGGATTACCCATTCCAGTGCCACCAAACTGGTAATTGGAGCCGGGGAAGAAGTTCCAGTTCTGTGCTGCCTGACCGAAGTTGAGTGGTTGACCACCATATACGTTGGGATTCGTGACCCCTCCTGTCGCAATATCGCCGGAAGGTGCTCCTGGGATTCCGCCGCCAAATCCACCAGTGAAGAATGGAGCGGCTGCGCCAGCAAGTCCTGTAACAGCTCCCAAGGCTTGCCCAAACCCAGTCTTCTGCTGCACCAACTGTCTCGGAGCGATTCCCAACTTCGAGAGATCACCGAACTGTGCGAGCAGAGGTAACGCAGCAGATAACTGAAGCTGCCCCAAGGCAGTTGTCAGTTTTGGTGCTGTCTCAGAGCGAAGCAACGACTCTCCGAACGCAGCAAGCGTTCCATATACCGTTCCACCACCAGCTCCGAACCTTGAGCGAAGTGAGTTCACATCTCGCTCGCCCTGTTTCGAGATGATGTCCTGAATCGCCTTACCTTGCTGTCCGTTGGGATTGAGTAATCCCTGAAGGACTTGCATCACTCCCATCGTAGAGCCGCCAGCGTTCGGAGAACCTGCCGTGCCCATTCCTCCGCCGTTGATGAGAGATTGCAAGGCGCTGACATAAGAGTCAGCCAACCCTGTTGCTGGCCCTCCCCCCAACTCCTTCGTTTTGGCTGTCATCGGCAGCTCCGTTGAGTGCTTCTTCCTTCAGGATACCAAACGATGCTACGTCGAACCAGTCATCATTGTGCCAGATTGCCTTCCGTCGCCGTCCCTCTTTCTTAAATCCCATTGACACTACAAAGTCAAACGTGTGTCGCGAGGCATAGAGAGGAATCTCGACTGTTAATCGACGGAAGTTGTATTTTCTGAAGACGTACTTGAGCATCTCCCTAGATAGCTCTTGTCGTCCTCTGTGTCTCCGGTCGAAGAATGTATAATGAACTTCTGCATCTTGACCTGGGATGATCCTGGTCATGTAAAAGATGCCGACCCAATCATCCACGACCCAGAACAGACCATTGGAGCAGAGTTCTCCAGCTGGCCCAGCGTAGAGAAACAGCTCGCAGAACCTCTTGAAATCTCCGTTTACACTGTTGTCGAAGATGTACTTGAAGTTCCTGGATTTCTCCCAGAACAACTTGAGATTCTCGGGAGTCAAGAACATAGGGTACACAAAGCGTTCGACTTCGCCCTCGGGCTCGGCACAGATGGCCGAAAGAACTGGGATTGGTTCCGTCACTGCTTAGATTCTCCAGACTTATAGACGTGAACTTCGTAACCGATGATGTCACACTGGCCAGCCTGAGTGACCAGTCGCCATGCAAACCGTCGTGCCTTTATCTGTTTCACCCACTTAAATACTCGTGGCTTATCAAGCTCGGCAGATGCGATCACACGAGTCTTAGATGCCGCCGAGAATGTCTCACCTCCATCCTTAGAGTAAGTCAATGTCAGATCACCAGCACGACGAGGAACCAATTCAATTCTGATCTCCGCGATGTAGATGTCATCTGTTGGCATCGTGTAAGACTTAGAAATCAATTCCGTTGTGTAGACGCCAGTAGACAGCGGATCACTCGGGAAGACCGGGTCTGTATCTGTCTCGTTATTCAGCGGATCAGGGTTCGGGTTCTCGATGATGATTTCCCCATCCGTCCTTCCGAACGTCCGAACAGGAATGATCGGCGATGCCGGAGAGAGATCATCAATCGTACCACCAGGCGCAGGATTGAGTTGGTCAATCGGAATATCACCGAGGTCATCGATGGTGATGATTGATTCCGAGAGGTCCACATCATCAATCGAGCTAATGGCTTCATACTCATCACGAGCCCATGCGTTGGTGCGAAAGTTGAATGTCCAGGCTGTGACAAAAGCTCCGCTGACTTGTGGAATACAAACTGTATACTCTTGCTCGATAGGCGCATACGACGCGAAGACCTGACTTGGATCATCCAGACCACGCATCAAATCTCGCTCGATGGAACGCCCAATCGGTTCTGGTTTGCCTCCAGGTTCATAGAACCATACCGATCCAGAACGCTGATCTACCCAGGTTATACCATTCAGTGTGATAACCGCTGACTCTGGGCAGTTAGAACCGAGTCCAGGAAACGCAGTATAGAAGAAAAACGGGTTCGTTGGAATCGGCTGCTTTGTCGCCAACCACACTGACTGCTCACGCAATACGATCATTACATTGGTGAAGCCGAAGAGACCACTGATGTAGTCAGCGCGATCTGACGGTGAATCTACTAGAGGACTCGATCCTGCCGTTTCATCAACGAGAGGGTCCCACTCATCGAGCCCAACTCCTGTGATTCCACCTTCTGCGGACCATCCAACTTGCGTAGCATCAGCCAGAAGCCCTGTTCTGTTTGCGCCGACAACACGATTGAAGAAGGCGGTGATATACTTATACGATGGTGCGTTACCGAGCTTCTTGAACTTGTTATCGGTAACGTCAACGTAATGAAGTATATCTACTCCATTCGTGTAGATGAAACGATCAAACGCCACAACCGCCTGGAAGCGGTCAGTAGCACCTCCGGTAAGAGTAGCACCAACACCAGCAGTGATAGGAGTCCAAGAAACGCCATCTCGAAAATGAATCGTAGTTGGCGTGAAACGAAAGAAGAATGTGCTACCATCATTTTTCTTAAAGAAGAAGGTTCCGAGTACTCTGTTGGAGTTCGGTTTAGTTGGCGTCAGGAGCTTGGTTCCTGGTCTCCGAGTTGTCCTGTCAAATCTGCAGCGTGCGTTCCTGCAGAGCTGAAGTGCTCCTGGAGGAATGTCAGCAGGGTCGAGCATGGTAATCATGCCCTGGTTGACACGCGCCTCAATGAACTTACTCTTCCCAGGCAGTGGGGGAATCCGAGATAGAATCGGATTATACACCGCGTTCGGTTGCGAGTATGGACGGGCGTTCTTATAGTTCATGAAGCGCTCCGACAGTCTGGAACGGTAACAGTGATACGAATACCGTAACAGGATACAAACTGTCCTGGTGCAATGAGCCTCACTCCGTAGTGAGCACTACCATCCACAGCTTCTGACAACGCTGCACTTGAGGCAATACCTGGACTTGTACCGGAGCGCGTGACAGTCGAGATTGAAGTCTTCGCTCCGGTCGTGAGGTTCACTTTATAAAGCTCACACTGCACGCTTCCAGCTACTGCGCTAAGTGTAGCTTCAAATAAGGTAATGGTGACGCCAGTTGGAATCTTAAGCGCCATGCAAGCATGCTTACCAGCTTCGTTGTCAGATCTGAACGATTCCTCCGTGACAACAGTATCATCCTCATCGTTCAGCGACTGGAATCCTTGAGGACCAAAGACGAGCT